ACCACCACGACCACTGCCTTTACTGCCATATCTCTTTTCAGCAGCACTAAGTTGCTTGTAGTAGTTAGCCTTTTCACCAGCAGTGGCACGGCGACCAAAAAGATTAAACATCATCTGGTCTAGTTGAGAGTTAGCAGACTCTCTAGGAGTGTAAGAGAATGACGCAGAACTTGACCTTGAGCCCGAAGAACTGGTTGAGGTTATTCTGGTTCCAGGAATAACTCCACCTAGATTAGGACCAGTAGGCATAGTTTCTTGAGCCTGACCGCCTACTATACTTGGATCTACTGTCATTTTATTCCTTACCTAAACTAATTGGTTCAACAATATTAAGTTCATCATCTGCTAAATATCTATTGTACATATCTTTAAACTCTGGGTAATCCCTAAGAACAGCCTGACCCATTGCATCTCGCCATTCTAGATAGTAACGATTAGCCTTAGTGTCAAGACCCATGGTTCCAGTACGTTGACGATTAAGATTTAGTTGCTCCATGATTACTTCACGTTCCTGTAGATAAACAGCAAGACCTTTAATAGCCTTATTATTTTTACCTACAGTTTTCATGAATTTTTCATCTTGAAGGAATAACTGAGCAATCTTAATTGTTTGGTCACTCTTAGCAAGAGTAATCTTGGTCTCACGTTGAGCCCATAAAGGATACTCTTCACCAATCTTGGCTTCAAGATTAATCTTCCATTGTCCATAGAAACTCTTATATGCATCAGTACCTGGAATAGCATTATTTTTCTTTGCATGTTCTTCAATGTATGCAACATTGTCGTAGTAAAGAGCGTTAGCGGTATTATACTGACGTTGACGTTCCATGGCGGCTGGATTAGTTGTACGAGCCTTTAGTGGTTCACCATTAATTTCTATACCATAAAGTACGTCATCAGATATCTGACTATAGAAGTCATCTACATCAGTCTGATTAAATAGTTCACCAAGAAATGAATTGTCAGGGAAGTATAAATCTGCTTTATTTACTAATGCTAGATTAGGTTCCAAGTTGCGTAGGGTAGCATTACTTCCAATTAAACCAAGTTTATTGGTTGAGTTCTTTCCCTGCAAGTTACGAATAATACCAACACCATCAGTAGTGTCATATATTTCATTAATTGCTATTGCTGCTCTTACTGAACCATCTGAGTATCCGTATTGTTCTTGATAGTTAGAGATAGTTATACGAAGTTCATCCATGGACTGATTGCTTACTTTAATAGGTGCAATAGTAGGACCAGCAGCAGTAATTGTTTCAAAAACCAATGCCTTGTATGCTAACTCTTTTGTAAGTTTGTCAATCAAGAATGGATCCATAGCCTGACCCTCAAGCATCATTTGAGTGCTTACATAGTCACGTGCTGAATTGTATCGTGTATTCCATCTGTCTTCTGCTGACTTTGAAATAAACACACCAGTTGTTCCACCCATTATTGCTTGAGCAGAAGTCATCCAACTGTTTGATGGATCAAGATTCTTTTGTAAAGTTTTTAATGCACTAGCACCGGCAGTCTTTTCGTAGTATGGCATAACATACTTCTGTGAGAATGTATCCAATGAGATACCAAAGTTTTTGCGCATCCATGGATCAATGCTAGTATTTTTTGCAAGACTCTGAACTCCTAGAGTTCCTATTGTTTGACCAATAGGACCACCAGCAGTCGGAATCATACCAAGTTGACCTTGTGAAATAACGTCAAAGGCTACTGGATTAAATTTAATGTTAGGCTGACCAGTGTAGTTTCGTAACCACGAAGGAGCCTTCATTACTACAGATTCTTTAGCACTATCAGTAGACCAAGGGTTTCCACTACCAACAATGTTACCATTTTCATCATAAACGTAACCTGCTCGGTATGGTGCGTTGTAAGCCTTTGCAAGTTGCACAGCAACTGCTGGTTCTTTCAGACCAATACCTAACCAGAAACGAGTTGAGTTCTGAGCAGCCATGTAGAATGGAGTAATAAACTTCAAGAAACTTGCTGTGTCGGTATAACGCTCAACACTATACAGACGTTGCATTAATTCTTTATATGCTCTATTTGTAGCAGTAGTTTTAATTAATTCTTTTTGTCTTTCAATAATTACTTCAAGTTCTTTACTTGTGATATTTGGATTATCTTTTTTAGCATTAGCAATAAATACATCAGTTAATCGTCTAGCCTCAGAATCATGAACCATAGTATAAAATGGATGACGAATTAAGTAAGTTTCCGGAAGGTTACCAATAAAATTAAAAATTGCACCTATAACATTTTTGTATATGTTTGCAGGTTCTAGATTAGATTTCTTAACTTTACCAAATACTGTATGACGTTCAGAGTATGGAATTTCTGCAGACATTTGTGGAGTATACTTACCTTCAAGAACTTTACTGTAAATTGCCTGATAAGACTTACCATTTTCTAAACTGTAACTAGGTAGGTACAATTCAACATTTGCCATCATTGTGTGCAAGTGTTGATTTTCATCATACTTGCCTAGTCTGGCTTCGTAATGATATTCTACATCTCTTGCTTCTTTTTTCCAACCAATTGCATCTGGAGTATTCGTCTTTAAAAATGTTTTAATATTATCAAGAATTTCGTTAGGAGTTAGTCCGTCTCTTTTGCCTTCAAGGATTACTCTGTACACAGGATCTTTTGCAATTACGTTGTTTACGTATTCAACATGCGCAGCAACGTAATTTGCATCTGTTGGTTCTATTGCTTTTGATATTTGACCAGCATCAGTGGCACCGTGCATGGTTAGTTTGTTTTCCATCATCAAAGAACTTGTGCCACCAGAAGCACTAGAACTTGTTGATAGGCGTAACATTTCTCCTGATTGACCACCAAGGGCTTGATCAATAGTTACTGATCCATATAGTTTTAGTCTGCCAGACTTTCCTCTTTTAAGATTTGTTTTAGCAGAACTCTTTACACTCATTGGTACTATTTCAACCATTAAATCTCTGCGCTTAACAATTGCAACTTTTAATAGATCACTGTGAACTTGTAATCTTTCAAGACCATTATCAATTCCTGAGATCATTGACTTTATGGTAGCAGATTCTGATTGCGTCTGCATTAAAATATCTTTTCTAGCCTGAATAATATTATCTGTGTATTTTTCAAGGCTAGTTAAAATCTCATTTGTATCTGCCTTATCAAGTCCTTTTAATGCTTTTTCAAAGTTAATAGCAGTTAAGTTATCCCAAAAATCTGCAGTTGTTGCAGTCTTTAAATCTTTTGGATCAAATACAACTGGACGTATTTTCTCTTCAATAAACTTAACAAGTTTTTCTGCAGCAGGATCGGCAGAGTTTGAAAATGATTTAGCAAAGTCAAAGTAGTTTGATAGAATAATTAAAGGTAAGTGAACACCGTCTGTGGCATGCCATTGTTGTTGTTCTGCAATATCCATACCTTTGGTTCGAACTTCTTCTGCGTACTTACGAGCAGTTTTTGAACCACGAAGACTTCTTTCAATCATTTCTTGTTGATTGCTAAGTTCTAAGTTTTTTTCACTAAGTGCACGTGCATTGGTTCTAGCACCTGCTCTTGTTGCAATATTTGATAAAAAGTTTCCAGGAGCACGCAATGATCCAGAAAATTCTCCCTGTAACATTGAGGTAAAAGAATAACCATAATTGGTATTCATATCAGCCATGGACGCTATAGTACGTAGGGAACCTTCAAAAATATTACGAGTTGTGTATTTCAAACTCATTAATGTAACTGGTTTCCAAACATAAGCATAGTATGCACTTAGCATATCTACTGAAGTATGATACGCTGGTTTAAGAACACTTTTAGTATTAATTAAACTTGTTGTTAGTCCACTTCCTGGTTCTAATACATTATCTCTTGCGGTATTAAGAATTTTAATTAGATCGTCTTTAGTCCAACCACGATCAACAATTCCTTCTACAGCATGTCTAATTGCACCAACGTTTTCAGAAAGAATCTTATCAAACATTTTTACGTCAACTGCCATGTGCATGTTTGGAATTTGTGTTTCGTTTAGAGCAACTTCTTTTAATGTTGCTTCTGCGGCAGCACGATCTATATCGGTTACAACTTTACTTTTACGTACTTCCATAGCATGGTCAAGTGCCATTTGTTCAACTATAGAACTTAAGTAATGAACAGCATTTGCGTTTCCAGTTGAATCAGTAATAGTATAGTTTTTATCAATTACTGTTTTTATGTTACTAAGTTTAGCACGTTTTGTATCGTTAACTATTCTTTTTGCAAAATAAATAACTAATTCTCGTTGGTCTGCAGGAAGTTCATCAATAGATCGTCCGGCATGCTTTAACACAACTGATTCTAAGGAACGTGCTTCTAGATCTTCAAGAAATTGAAAGCGTTGATTTTTACTAGTTAATCCACGATAGGTGGCATCTAGAGACATTTGCTCTGCTGCACTTAACTTTCCAAGTTTTCCTGCACGACGAATTCTAGAAATAACTTCACCTGATGAGCGCGTTGCGGCAACACCACCAGTCCATGCAAATCCAGATGGTAATTCTTTTAAAACGCTATTTGGACTTAGCCACATAACTGAACGAATTAATGGAGTTGACATTCCAGTTGAATCAGAAACTTGACGTACTATGTTTCCTTGTGTAACTGGATCGGTATCAAGAAATAATCCTTTGTAAGCCTTTGTTTGCGTCTCACGTCTAATGCGCTCGACAGTAGCATGTTTTGCCCATAGAGCACCAACAGCAGCACCACCAATTTCATTTATTGTTTCCGCTGATGCAAGATTTTGTTTAGCCTTTAAAGTTTCTTCTTTTTTCTTTAATTCATTTAGTTGTGCTTTTTTCTTAATAATTTTTTCATTTGCTGCACTTGCTGCTTTAATTTCAGCATCTGTCATTTCAGGCTTAATAAAAGTTTTTTCTCCGAGGCTTTTTAGAGAACGCTCCATTGCAGAACTTTTTCTTTGAAGTGCATCAACCTGTGCAGATATTTCTGGGTAATTTGAAATAAATCTTTGCTTTAGTTTATCACTAGGACTGGCTACAAGTTCAACAACATCTGCCATTAGAGCACGTCCACCAACAAGATTAGCGTCAATTAATGCTTGACCTAAACGATCAGGGTTTGCTGATCCAGAAATAAATTTACTTCCACCAACAACTAATCCTAGATTGTCGCCATTTTCTTCAACGTGCTTAAATACTTCAGTTAAACCATTTTCTTTTCCAGCGCGAGCACCTGCTAAATCATCAGCAACTCTTGTCATGCCAGCAACACCTTTGTTACTTACAACAAGTCTATTTACAAGGGCTGCTTTTCCTAATTTAGAACCAACTACTGTAGGGTCAAGAAAGTTAAAACCTAAATCAGCAATACCAGAAAAGAATTGTGCAGAACCAGAACTAAAGTAAGCATCTACTTCTTTTGGATTAGACCAATCAATTTTTTCAGTACCAAATTTTTTGTTTCTAAATCCACCAGCAAGTTGACCAATATTAGCAACTAGTACTCGACCAGGTGAAATGGCACGTCGCCATTCCTCTGCCGGATTATCTGATACGCTAGCCATAGCATCTTTGCGTGCACCAAAATAAAGATCATGAATACTTTCATCAGGGTTCTGTCTACGGTATTCTGTGTTTCCCATAAGCAAAATAGCAGAAAGACTTGGTGCAACAACGTTGCGGTATCCTCTTGATATATATTCTAATCCACTAAGTACTGGCTTTGATTTTTCAAGAGCACTCATGCCTCTTTCAGACTGTGCTGCTTCCATAAATTTGTCACCAAGTAGTCCCTTGGCTTGCTCAAACTTATTATTAGGGTTATCAATGAAATTAGTTACTGGATTAGAGAAAGACATTATCGTTCTCCAATTCTTTGACCATCATTTAAATCAATAAGTTCATTTAAGAACTGATTGCGGTCGTCTTCTGACTTCCAATTAATTGATGCAAAAGGTAAAATAACTTCAGCATTTTGTTCACCAAATACGTTGGTAAATGCTGCTATGTGTTTTGCTAAAAGCATTAAGAGCCTTTCGCAAGAGTCTTTGTATAGTTCCAAAAACGACGAAATGCCTCAGGTGCGTCTGGTTGTGCTGCCATTGAGTCAAGTGTATCTGAGTAAGAACGAATCATTGCATACTGTTCAGGAATCTGTGGTTCAGGTGTCATACCAGGACCAACTGAGTAACCATTAGTTACTGGAACACCTGGCATCTGTGACGGTTCAAAAAGACCAACTACAGGTGCTGGGGCTGAAACTTGAGGTGCTGCGCCAGAAGACTTAGTTCCTGCAGGCATTGATGCACCAGCCATAATTTCTTCTGTTGCTTTACGACTGCCATATGATCCACCACTTGGAACCATATCGGTACGCTGTGAAAGTTTTCCAGGACCGGAAACTGGCATGGCTTGGGTATTCACTCGCTGTGGGCGGTAGCCTCCACTTGGCATGTCATTCTCCTCGTCTGATTATCTGGATTTTGCCTCCAGAGTTGATATCAAGTTTAATTGCAATCTTCATTGCTTCTTCTACTGTAGCACCAGCAAATAATGCGCCAAGTGCCCAGTTACCACCAGTACCAATAGAGTACATTTTACTGTCACTTCTAAGAACTGAATAGTCTTCACAAATATAAAATAGTTTATTTTCTAAACCAACTAGGAATACTGCACCTTCATCTTCCTTTAAGGTGTATCCTGTTTCTTCATGCGCCTTGCGCATTGACGGTATAAACTTACATACCATAAACTTGTACAAATTAGTACCATCGTATGCTGGTGGCTCCCAGCCATATGTAATTATATCACAATAACGACTTGTACCTGCTCCGCATATTACATAATCGCCAATTTCAACGATCTTTGGAACATCCCTACTGATGTAGGCTCTTTCACCTTCGGTAGTCTGACTATCTGCGGCTATGGTAAAACCAGTTTTGGTTTCAACGCCAACAATAGTAGTCATTTATTTACCCTTTGGTTTAGTTCTTCCCCATTGTACGCCGTCTATTACGCCGCCGCCTTTACTTGCTTTTTGTTTGCTTATTGTAGACTTTTTTTGAATTGCTTTTCTATTGGCTTCTTTTTTACTTTTTACAGCCTTAGCAAGATTTCTATCTTGTTTCATTTGCTTAGCAAGATCAGCCTGCAATTTTGTTCTACGACTTGCGGTTATAAAATTTTGAACACCTTTTGGATTTAATGGTTGATTTGCCACTACATTCCACCACCCATACCGGCTAGAATTTGTTCTAGACCCATAGGTGGTTGACCTTCAGGTGCTAACCCTTCAGCCATAGGTTGCTCAGGAGGAGCACTAGGCATGCCCTCAGGCATTCCACCCATTGCTGCCATCATTTGATCAGGAGGCATAGGTGCAGGCGCAGGAGGGGCTACAGGGGCAGGAGCAGGGAACGCTTTGGATACAGCATCTTCAATATTAGTTCCGTTGCGACGTTCTTTAATAACTTCAGCAATCTTAAGAATAAGTTCAGAAGGATCTTGACCCTGCGTTGCCATCTGTGGGATGGCTTGTGCAGTAGCAGACAATGACTGGGCTAGTGAGTCGCGCATCTTTTCAATGTCGATACGTTCTTGTTCACCAGATACGTTCATAGTCCAAGGTAGTTCGCGCATTACAAAGTCGCGCGATACAAGTCCTGCTTGTAAAGCCTGAAGGCTAAAGATAAGAGCACGGTTAGGGTCAAGTCCAGCCATAAGACCATAACGAACCTGAATTGTGTAGTCGCCAGAAATATCCTTTGATGGCTGGTATTCAATTTCGTAAGAAGCACCAGAGTGTGTACCGGTAATCTTCTTTACCTGATTGAATAGACGCTCGTCCATTTCAAATGCTAAACCAAGAACCGATTCAAATGCTTCAGCAAGGATTTGTTGTCCTGCCTTAACCTGAGTATCAAACCCACCAAGGAGTGCTTGTACTCCAGAACCAGTGATGATGTTTGCATCAATGTTTCCTGAGCGTCCTTCTGGGTATCGTGAACCCATGCGGATTTCTTTTTCAAGAACTTGTTGTTCTGTAAAAGCAGCCGTTGGAAGTTCGAGTCCTACTCGGCGAATCCCTGCTGGGTTTGAAGATCGTAGAATAGAGTCTGGTCCAAATGCGAACTCTTGGACATCATTAGGTACAGCGAATGGAGCGTTAACGGACTTTTCTGCTGCGTCCATTGCGAGAGAGGCGAACCTCGATCTAGCAATTTGTGGGAAAATAACATCGTCAAACTGTCCTCTTGGATCTTCTGGGTCAATTCCTGGACGACGTGCAACGTAAACCATTAACTTACCAAGCGGGTTATTAGCCTTGCGTAATGGTAGGTTGTCTCGTTCTGGTAAGAACAAAACTACCTGGTCCTTATCCTCATAACGGATCATTTCCATAATTGAGTTAAGGTCTTTACCTGTTCGCCCGTCGCGACCTAGGATTTGGGTTTCGTATTCCGGGAACTCTACAATGAGTTCACGAAGTGTCTTACGATACCTTTTAGTATATGACACAATTCTGCCGTAGCGGTCAAACTCTGGGTAAGCACCCAGTGGGTTTTCCACGCGAATTCGTGGCATAAGATTTTCAAAGTCTGGTTCAATGATAATTGGCAAGAAGCCATATGTTAGATACCAGTCTGCACCAACGTACATTTGGGTCTGTAGGCGACTGTGCTGTACGTAGTTATTTGCAATAATAGAACGCTTGTCAGCCTTTTTCTTTGCACGATCATTGTTTACATTTACTGTTGAACAGTTAAATGATGGTAGTGGGGCTAGAACTTCAGAGATATCGCGGGCAGCAACGTCAATAAAGTTAGCAACCATTGACTTACTAGCACCCTCAGGGAACATATCTGGTGCGACAGAATCAATATTACCGCGACGTACGTCTAGAACAATGCTCATTCGGCTATCTCGTTCAAAGTAGCGTTGCTTAAGAACCTCTACCTTGTCTGAAATCTGTTCAACTGTTAACATCAAAATCCTTATAAGAAAATTACTTCTCGTTGCTCGGCAAGATCGTCAAGATTAACAACCATACGGTTATTTGCTTGCCTTCTTGTAATATATCTACTGTCCATATGGTGGCGTACGTTAGTACCTGCACGAACCATCTCTTGTGCTCTAATCTCACAGAACCACAAAGCCATAACAAGGTCGGTTGGACCCTTGGTATCGGCTTTCCAGGTAATTAACTGATTAACTAAAGCCTTTGTGTGTTCATTTATGTTATCTGGTAGTTCAAGAAGGTTATCTTCCTGGAACTTACCGTCTCTTAGGGTTCCCATTAGTTGCGACATAGCCGCTACACCAAAGCCAACATCCCATTTGTTCTTACCAGTGAAGTGTTCACTAAAGCGTACACCTCTGGAAGCAAGCCATTGACGGAATTCTGTGTCAAGGGCATAGTGTTTCTGGTGTGCGTTAATCTCAATACGTATCTCTACGGGATGATATCTCTCAACCCAGTCTTCAATGAGGGAACGAATCTTCTGCGGGGTCGGATCACCCATATTATGGCAATCCAAGATCATTCGTTGACCAGTATCCCTATCAACAGCATACATAATAGCCGCGGTCTTACCTGACATAGCAGGGTCTAGACCCATAATGATAGTCCAATGACCGCCTTCTGGATGACCGGGGGCTCCAGGACGGATAGGTCCGGGCTTACGCATA